ATACAGGATCGGCAGTCATAGGCGTCCATCATAGTGGTAAGGACGACGAAAAGGGGATGCGTGGCAGTTCTGCCTTGCTGGGTGCTGTCGACACTGTCCTTCATATTTCGCAAGACGAGGAAGAATCTGTGGTCCTCACCATGGAGAAGCAAAAGGATGCTGAAGCCATAAAAGATATGAAATTTAATATGGTGGTGATTACCACAGGAATTACAGAAACCAGCGTTGTTTTAAGCCTATCCGATGATCAGGTTGTTGTCTCTAAAGGAGCCGTGAAGCGGGTTGATTTATACCTCGAAGCGCTGTGGGATTGTATCGCTTCTGACACTAAAACTTTGAATGGAGTTCCAGCTACAAGTTGGGTTCGATGGAAGGAAATGTGCGCTTCAAGAATGCTTGGCAGTGATAACCCAGATGCTCAACGACAAGCTATGAAAAGAGCTAAGGATCGACTAGCACAAAAACATCTTATTTTTGTTGATGGTGGCTTGGTTTCTTATACAGGTGAAAGTCATGAAAAATGATGCAGTTAATTTCTGTGACATATTTTGTGACATGTCACGTGACATCTTTTTTATGTCACGCGGTACACTGTGACAATCGGCGTGACATCGGGGGTTATGCCGCGAGGCATACCCCGATTGTCACACCGTTGTCAAGTACTAAAAATTGGTAGTGTTTTTATTAACTTTTGTGACAAGAGGAGAAAAGAAAATGGTTAACAAGTCGAAAAGAAATGGCAGCACGAAGCTGGATCAGATGCCTATCTCACCCCTGGATACGCTCCTCAAAAAGCTTGACCTGGTAGCGCATGAAATGGAGGTCAAATGGGGAGCCGGTGTCCTCCAAAATCTAGCCACTCCAGACACCACGGCAAAGTGGATGAGGGTCAAAGACAAGCTTGATGAAGCCATCCAAGGCGGCGACTATGACACGGTAAAAGCCAAGGTCGAATCCATGATCAAAGGCTGGCAGCAACTGGAGCGTGAAGCACTCGAAGCCGGGCATGACCAAGGCAAGATGAAGGATCAAGTTTGGATGGTTGTCAGCCCGGAAGCCGAAGGCATAGAATACATCGTTTGCAAACACGAACTGGATGCCGCTAGAATGGCAGCACAGTACCCCGCCAAGGCGAATGTGATATATACCCTAGTACAGATAGCCAAATTGCTGGATGCTCAATCAGTGGTTAAATTACCGGCCAAGGAACTAATTTCAATGTTTGGCAAGACGGAGAAGTCGTTTAGTGCTATGATAGGGGACAGTGTGCCGTTTTAGGTGTATTATGTTAAATGGAGTGCAAAGAAATGGATGATCTTACTGATAAACAACGAAGATTTGTTCAGGAATATTTGGTTGATCATAACGGGACGCAGGCAGCTATTAGAGCTGGTTATGCAGCTGGTCAATCAGCTGAAGTGCAGGCTAGTCGTTTGCTAAACAATGATAAGATTAAGAGTTATGTTAAATCACTAAGCCAAACCATTGCAGATAAACTAGGAATCGATGTTGCATATGTTTTGGGTGGCATAAAGAAAATAGCTGATACGACGACTGAAGGTGAAAATTTTAACCCCAATGCTGCCAATAAATCCTATGAATTGCTCGGTAAACACTTGCGCTTGTTCGAGGATGATGATAAAAAGCAAACCACGGTTAACATCCAAATTGTTCAATTCTAATGGCTGATTTGATCTCTTTCGGTAAGTTCAAGAGCCGGATGAGTAATCTTGAAGCGCAGAACATAGACCTGATGGAGCGTATAACATCGCTGACCATCATGCTCAGCGAGGCTTCAATCATGATTGAGAAGCTTAATCATTCGCTGATGCAGTACATACCGGCAGATCAGATTGATGCTATGATCCAAGATCTCTTCCAGGATAACGACAATCTTAAGCCAAAATGAGCATTATCAAAATTCCTGCCTATGGATGGAAACCCCGTGAGTATCAGCTACCTCTCTGGAGAGCCATGCAAGGCGGATGCAAAAGAGCATTCGCTTGCTTCCACCGCCGAAGCGGCAAGGACGAAGTCGCCCTACATTGGGCTGCGGTTGCCGCTTTATCCCGTAACGCCACATATTGGCATATGCTACCAGAGGCCGCCCAGGCGCGTAAGGCCATCTGGAACGCGGTTAATCCCCACTCAGGCAAACGACGAATAGACGAAGCGTTTCCGCAGGAAATCAGGAAGAGCACCAATGAACAGGAAATGTTCATCAAGTTCATCAATGGCTCGACATGGCAGGTAGTAGGATCAGACAATTACAACAGCCTCGTAGGAAGCCCGCCGGCAGGCGTAACGTTCTCAGAGTATGCCCTGGCCAACCCATTGTCCTGGGGCTATCTACGGCCCATCCTGCTTGAGAATAGCGGGTGGGCATTGTTTATTACCACGCCGCGTGGTCGAAACCATGCCGCTACTATGTTTGACAACGCTAAGACTAGTCCTGAATGGTTTGCTCAAAAGCTTACAGCCGATGAAACTGGCATATTCACGCCAGAACAGCTTGAAAACGAAGAGAGGGAGCTAGTCAATGAACACGGTGAAACCCTTGGACGTAGTCTGTTTAGACAGGAATACTACTGCTCGTTTGATGCTGCAATCCTTGGAAGTATTTATGGGGAATGGATTGAGAAATGCGAGTCAGAGGGAAGGGTTAGGTCTGGCCTCTTCGATCCAGACTTGCCGGTTTATACTAGCTGGGATTTGGGCTACGGAGACGCCACAGCAGTATGGTTCTACCAACTCTGCATGGGCGAAGTTAGGTTTATAGACTATTGGGAAGATACGGGCCGTGATGCTCAACAATGCTGCGAAGCCCTATATGGGAGGAAGATCAATGTTGAGGCGCTTAATCCTGATACTAGCGCCGTAACGAAGTGGTCTTTTGGTGAGCCTAATCAGTATAGCCATAGGCGCGTCTATCAATACGACAAGCATTATCAGCCGCATGATGCCGCCTATAAGCTCCAAGCGGCTAGAGGGCGCTCCTTTGCCCAGCAATGCTATGAGTTTGGAGCTAAGGCCGTAGTTATTCAGGCCACTAACCAAGAGACAGCCATACAGGCAACCCGTAAGCTATTTCCTCAATACTATTTTGATGCTGATCGGTGCAAAGAAGGCATCAATGTATTGCGTAACTATCAATTTGAATATGACAGTAATAACCAAATATTGAAGAGAATACCTAAGCACGATTGGGCAAGCCATGGTAGTAAAGCTCTAGAAATCGTTGGACGAACCAATGTAAATGCTGTAAAAGAGCAAGAACAGCCATCGAAACCACGTTTTTTACACGAAACTACGGCTAACGAGCTATTCTGGGGCGGTCCCGCGCAGATTCACCATCGTGATAGGATATAAATCATGGCTGTAGGTAACTTCCAGGTTGGCAATTACACCAACAAAACGGCGAGTGCCAATATCAAAGCATCAGAAGGCTGTTTATTGGGTTTCTATGTAAACTCCACATCAAGTGGAACGATTACGTTCTACGATAGTGCAACGACCACTACTACTACAGCCATATCAGGCACTATCACTCCTGCCATCGGCTGGAACTTTTACCCTGTTTGTTACACGAATGGCCTTTATGCTGCGATTGGTAGCACCATCAACGTTACGTTTGTATGGGCTTAGTTGATGTCCGATCTTGGCGAAGCCGTAACCACAGAGATTGATGATTACGGGACTGGATTGCGCGATGCTCGTAAGGTCAAGCGTTGGGTTGAAGAAATTACGCTTTATGAGACTAAGGCTGAGAAGTGGGTAGAGAAGGGCAAGAAGATCCTTCGTCGTTACAAGGATGATCGAAGCCCGCGCGAACAGAGAGTTCCCCGCTATAATATTCTTTGGTCGATTGTCGAAAGCACAATACCTGCCCTATACGGCAATAACCCCAAGCCAGACATCGAACGTCGCTTTCGTGATAAAGACGATGTTGGTCGCATTGCGTCGATGGTTCTTGAACGCTCGATTAGCTATTTCATCAATGAAGAGTTTGGTGATGCAGTAAGGCAGGCTGTCAAAGACCGCGTCCTCCCTGGTCGCGGCCTCGTATGGGTGCGGTATGAACCGCATTTTAAAGATGCTACGGAGGACGAAAATGAAGAAACAGCCGAAGAAGGTGAAGAGATCACCGACAATGTCACCGAAACAAACGACGGTAGTGGTGACGATATCGATGTGGGCGCGGATCGTGACGATGACAAAGAAGCTCCTGAACAGGAAGTAAGCAACGAGTTGGTGGCTTATGACTATGTTCATTGGCAGGACTTTGGCCATACATTTGGGCGTACATGGGATGAAGTCAGTGCGGCATGGCGTAAGGTTTATTTGGTTCGCAAAGAGCTGGAAGAGCGCTTTCCTGAATGTGGTAAGGATATTGTTCTTGATTACACGCCGCACGATTTGAAGGATTCGAAGTATGATGAGGTAGAGAAGAAGGCCACGATCTATGAGATTTGGGACAAGGCCGATAAGAAGGTTTATTGGATTCACAAGGATTATCCGTCACAGCCACTTGACGAACAGAAAGATCCACTGGGGATCGATGGCTTTTGGCCGTTCCCTATGCCTTTGTTTGCTACTCTCGCTAACGATGATTGTATTCCTACTCCTGATTATATTGAATATCAGGATCAGGCGAATGAGTTGGATGAACTTACCTCGCGTATTGGTGCAATTACTAAGGCGGTAAAAGTTGCCGGGGTGTATGACAAATCTGCATCAGGTATTGAGAGATTGCTGGCCGAAGGCGTAGAAAACCAGCTTATTCCTGTCGACCAATGGGCAATATTTGCCGAGAAGGGTGGCATGAAGGGGGTGATGGAAATCCTCCCTATGCAAGAGATACTACAGACATTGCAAGGTCTGTATGAAGTTCGTGATCAGGTCAAGGGTGATCTGTATGAGATTAGCGGCTCTGCTGACATCATGCGCGGTCAGAGTGATCCAGACGAGACGGCCACAGCGCAGGGTATTAAGGCACAGTTTGGTACGATGCGCTTGAACGATAAACAAGAGCAGGTTAAGCGTTTCTGTCGTGATCTGGTAAAAATTGGGACGCAGATTATTGCCAATCATTTTAGCATTGAAACAATCAAGAAGATTTGTGGCGTACAGTTGATGACAGAGCAAGAAAAAGCTCTGGTTCAAATGCGTATGCAGGCTTTGCAACAGTTTGCGCAACAGCAACAGGCAATGCAGAAACAATCGCCTCAGCCTGGTATGGCGCCCCCTCCGCCAGTACAACCACCACAGCTTCCGCCATTGCCGGATTGGTTACAGAAATGTGATAAAGAAGATATGGATGAACTGCTGGATAATCCAACATGGGAAGAGGTTGATAAGCTTCTACATGATGAGATTACTCTGTCATACAAAATTGATATTGAGACAGATTCAACCATCAAGTTTGATCAAGAGGCAGATAAACAATCTCGCATTCAGTTCTTAACGGCAGTTGGTGGCTTCATAAGCAATGCTGTTCAGAACCAGAATCCAGACCTAGCGCCTTTGCTTGCAAAACTACTAGAATTTGGTGTTCGTGGGTTCAAGGTTGGTAAAGAGCTTGAAACAGCGTTTGATATTGCTATTCATAAGCTTGAAAAAGACGCTTCTGGTCCGCCTAAACCTAATCCTGAAATGATGAAGGTCCAAGGTGAACAGCAATTAGCGCAGGCTAAGATGCAATCAGAGCAAGCTTTGGCACAACAACGAGTTCAGGCTGATCTCCAAATTGAAGCTGCCAAATCTCAGGCTGAAGAAAAACGTCTACAGCTTCAGGCGCAAGTGGACGCCCATCAAGGGCAAGTTGATGCTGAGGTTGAGAAGTTTAAGATTCAGCTTCAAGGGCAACTGGATATGCAAAAAGCGAAATTAGAGAGCGAAACCAAGATTGCTGTAGCTCAAATTCAGGCTAAAGCTCAACTTCAGAATACAGCTTTAACTCAATCCATGAGTGGTGCAGGAAATACGCAAGAACCAAATATGTCAGATCTTTTAAGTACAGTTATCCAGTCTCTACAGGAATCTCTGTCCGACAATGCTAATACTATAGCGCAATCACATCAAGTTCTTGCCGATGCTATGACAAAACCAAAGCAGGTTATCCGGGATCAAAATGGTAATATCTCTGGTGTGCAATGAGTGATACGCAGGTTTATGTTCCTACTCTTTCGACTGGAACGGCGATTGATAATGAATTAGTAATAACTGGCGCAGGGTCTGTTTATCGTCAAAGAGTTGCGACTGTACCAGACGGATACTCTATTCAAGTTGATTACAATGGCGGCCTAAATGCCACTTATATAGGCTATGCAGTTCCGGGGACTGTAACTTCAGCCTCTGGATGGCAAATAAGATTTGTAACGTATGATGGTAATAATAATCCCCTAACTATTACTTATGCAAACGGCTCCATGGGGTTCTCATTCATTTGGGCCAATAGAGCTGGATATAGCTATAGTTAGGATATATAGAATATATGCCATACATACTTAATCCATTCACAGGAAATTTTGATTATTACAGCAATGGAGAAGTTCCAGGCGGTACGTCTGGGCAGATTCAATATAATAATTCTGGGTCGTTCGGTGGATTTACTGCGTCTGGTGATGCAACGGTCAATACAGCCACAGGGAATCTAACTTTATCTTCTGTCAATAGTAATATTGGAAGTTTTGGATCTTCAACAGCCATTCCAAATTTCACTGTTAACGGTAAAGGTTTGATCACAGCAGCCAGTACAAACGTTGTTATAGCCCCAGCTGGGACTTTGAGTGGGTCAACGCTTTCCTCTGGTGTGACAGCATCATCTTTAACCTCGTTCGGATCTGGCATTGCATTGGGTACACCAGCCTCAGGAATTTTGACAAACGTTACTGGCTTACCACTTTCTACTGGCGTAACGGGAACACTGCAGGCAGCACAATTTCCTACATTAACGGGAGATATAACAACATCTGCCGGAAGTCTTGCTACCACGCTGGCAACGGTACTGGCTTCGCCCGGTTCTGTAGGGTCATCGACACAGATCCCTACATTCACGGCGAATGGTAAAGGTCTGGTCACGGCGATTGGGGGGGCCGCAGTAATTGCGCCAGCCGGAACTTTGAGCGGAAACACGCTCAACTCTACGGTGATTTCTTCGTCGCTGACCTCAGTGGGGGCCTTAGCGTCTGGTTCTCTTGCCTCCGGGTTTACAAAAGTCGGGGCCGCTTTGGGCGGTACAGGAATTGATACCAGCGGGTCTACTGGCGTTGCGCAAGTTTCATCTGGAACGTGGTCTGCCTCAACAGCTCTAGCAAACGGCACGACTGCTACCACCCAAGCATCGAGCGACAACAGCACTAAGGTTGCCACAACGGCCTACGTCACAACGGGCATAACAAACGCGCTCAACGGCTTGGACTGGAAGCAGGCTGTTGGATATGCGAGCACAGCGAATGTTATAGGCGTCAACCTAGCCGGGGTATTTACCTACACATCGACTGGTGTCGATACGATTGATGGTCATACTCTAGCACTCAATGATCAGGTTCTTTTTAAGAACCAAACGACAGGCGCAGATAATGGCGTTTGGGTTGTAACAACAGCTGGTTCCCTAGGTATCGCTGGGGTTCTGACTCGACGTTCTGATTATAATTCTGCGGCTGAAATTCAGGTAGGCGATACGTTTTATGTGGCTGGGGGCACCGCCAACGGTAATACATCGTGGGTCCAAACGGCTACCGTAAATACCATAAATAGCGACCCTCTCGTATTTAATCAGGTGTCAGGTCCTGGGACTTATACGGCTGGCACCGGCCTAACACTTACTGGCAGCCAATTTCTTATCACGAATACAGCAGTTTCCGCTGCTTCGTATGGATCATCGACTTCAATTCCTTCTTTTACGGTAAATGCGCAAGGGCAACTTACAGCTGCATCGGGAAATGTAGTTATTGCTCCAGCTGGAACGCTGACGGGGACAACTCTTGCTAGCAATGTGGTCTCGTCCTCACTTACCAGTGCATCTGGAGGTAGTTTTGGAACAGCGGCATACGTCAACACTGGCACG